CGGAAACGGAAGCATCTTGGTATCACTATTGATCTTTCTAGAGAAAAAGGCTTATCTGAATTTGCCATAAGTTTGTTGAAGGAATACTATTGTCGGAAAGATGAAAAGAACTGCCAAGAGGCATTCGCTCGTGCCGCTGTCGCATATTGCGACGGTGATATGAATCTAGCGCAACGCATTTATGATTATGCATCACAGGGCTGGTTTATGTATTCCAGCCCTGTTTTGTCTAATGCTGTTTTGCCGAAAGAAAAAGTAAAGGCTCTGCCAATATCTTGTTTTCTGACATATGTTCCCGACACACTCGAGGGTTTGATTGATCACACAGCTGAGTTGCGTTGGCTGTCAGTTAAAGGTGGTGGCGTTGGCGGTCACTGGTCTGACGTGCGTTCTGTGAGCAACATTGCTCCAGGTCCGATTCCGTTTTTGCATACAGTCGACTCAGATATGACTGCGTATCGTCAAGGTAAAACTCGCAAAGGTTCATATGCTGCATATCTCGATATCTCACACCCTGACATCATAGAGTTTCTTTCTATTCGCGTTCCGACTGGTGACGTCAATAGAAAATGTCTCAATCTCAACCACGCTGTAAATATCACAGATGATTTTATGCGGGCTGTTGAAAACGACGATGATTGGAATCTTGTTGATCCGA